GTNTTGGGTTCTCAACAAGGACTGTTCAGAAGCCATTCTCATTGATGGGAAACATTTGGAGGAGGATTATGTAGAGGTTATTCCAAATACTCGTTATCCAAAAGGAGAGTATTTTTATGACATTCCCATCCATTTAACTAAACGCATTTGCCTGACATAAAAAATAATGAAAGTTTCTTACTTTTATGGTGTGGAGGAGAAGAAACCTGTTTACAAAGAAATTGATGATGTATTTCAGGAAATAATTAACGGAACCCACAAAGACATAATTTCAGTTTGCCGCAAGGAGCTGGCAAATGGTGACAAAAAGAAGTACGATTCCTTCAAGAGACGGCTTCCTGCGTACACAATATCCTGCCGTACCAAAACCAGAAAAGCAGATACCCTGGAGGAGTATAGTGGACTCATACAGGGTGATATTGACAAGCTGGATGAAGATGCAGAAGAGATGCGAGACGAGCTGTTTAAGGACAAGCACGTTGAGGCTGCCTTTGTTTCACCCTCTGGCAAGGGGGTGAAACTATGGATTAAGGTGGTTCCTGATGCAACAAAACATAAAGAATCGTTCCTTGCTGCAGAAAGGCATTTCAAGGAAAGGTACGACCTTAAACTTGATCCGCAATGCAAGGACGTTGCCCACCTGTTCTTCCAGACCTACGATCCCTCCGCAAAAAGAAAAACCAATGCAATCCCGATTCCCCTGGAAAATTCTGAGGAAGTCTTTTTTGATGTTGCTGAAGTAAAAGCTGAAACGTATCCGCTTGTAGATATAGAAAGGGCAATTGAGGCTCTTAAATCTGTAGCAGATGTGGATGATTATGGAACTTGGCTGAAGATTGGCATGAGCCTCAAGGGTTTTATTGGCGATGCAGGCTTTAAACCTTGGGATGATTGGTCTTCAGCCAGTAGCAAATACAATGCAACTGAGATGAGGGCAAAATGGGATGGGTTTAAGGGTGGTGCAATTACAGAAGGCGATGGAGGAACACTCTTCTTCCTGGCAGGAGACACCTTCCGGCACAAGACCATTTCTGCACCTCCAACTTACAAGGAAAAAGAAACAGACAGGGAAATACACAAGGATTTGATGAAACCTGCAGGATTTGTTGGAGACTTTGCAGAGTTTGTCTTGCAAAACTCAAAGTATCCGCAGCCTGAGCTGACTCTTGGTGCATCACTTGCCTACACTGGAGTGATGATAGGTAGAAAATGTGCTACAGAAGAAAACACAAGATCAAACTTATTTATTGCCGCACTTGGAAAAACTGGAAGCGGCAAGGAAAGTTGTAGATACTTTATTAAGAAGTTTGATTCAGAAAATGAAATGAAATGCTTTGGAGCAGAGAAGGTAACTGGAAGGGCAGCCATAGAACGTGTCCTGGCTTGGAGACATTCCTCGCTGTTCCTGATAGATGAGTTTGGATTGTTCATGCAGGCAATCTTTTCCGACAATGCTCCAAAGCATGCAATTGAAACCATGACTGCATTCATGGAAATATATACCTCCTCTGGTGGGCCGTACTTTGGTCAGGACAAGGCTTCACTGAAAGAACAGGAAAGGTTTGAAATCGACCAGCCATGTTGCAGCATTTTTGGCACAAGTACCCCAGATACGTTCTGGTGGAGCCTAAATTCGGGAAAAATCAGGGATGGATCAATGAACAGGTTCGTTGTCGTAAATGCACTTCCAACTCGTCCCAAAAGGCAGAGACCAAAGTTCCTGCAAAAGTTTCCCAAGGCTTTGTGTGACAGGGCTGCATTGTTCAAGAATATGTCAATTGATAGCAGTGCCAGGGGCAATGTTAAAGAACAGGTTGCAAAACCAAATCCTGAGATTATTGTCTATACCGATGATGCATTCAAGGTGTTTGAAAAACTGGAGGATGAGTGTTCCAGGTTGTCAGAAACAGGTGCAACTGGTGCAATGTGGGTGCGAGTTGCAGAACATGCAAAAAAGATTGCACTCATTAATACTATTGGAGATAACAAAAGTGAGATCAATGCAGAAAGAGCTGAGTATGGTTGTGAATTGATGAAAGTTCTTACCAGGAATACATGTTTGGATATTACGCAGAATCTTGCTGATAATGAATTTGAAAGAGTATCCAAGAAAGTTGAAAGGATGATTCGTGAATCTGGAAAGGATGGAATCACAACTTCAGAACTTACTGCCAGGACAAGATTTTTAAGGAACTCCAGGCAGCGAAGGGAGATTTTGGAGGACTTACAAGCTGCAAGTCTGGTTGTGTGTATGAAAAATGCATCCGGGTTGGGTGGGAGAGTGGCTGAGACTTGGTTTGTTACTGACACGCATCCATGAGGGAACGTGCCAGTTTGGGGGGTACTGAGAGACCTATGAATGGGCTTTCTTGCCCTGATGGGCCTTCTGAGACTCAAAATGTAGCCTGGTTTCCACTAAATCCCCTACAAACCTGGTTGCAGAGCAATAAGTGGATTTTTCATCCAAATGCTTACACATTGCCTCATAAATAGACTTATCCATCCGTACCATCTTGTATTCTCTGCCTGTCATGCCTATTTCTATTCTTGGTTTCATTTAATCCTCCTTTATTTTGACTATTTGTTTAAAACTGAGATAATAAAATTCTCACCAATATACCTCTATGGTGGGGATTGGATTCCCTGCATCGGTTAAGTCAGGCTTATCGGTGCAGGGTTTTTTTATGCAACAGAAGGAGCCTTTGAAAAAGTGTCTCCACCCTCCCTTCCAAGAGTTGCCATAAGTTCATCAAGGTACTTATCCAGCATAAGAGTCTTAATGTAAGGACTTTCCTTACTGCTGCTGATCTCCTCCAGGCGATGGATAACATACTTCATGTCTATCCTGCCATTTGGAACTGCTGAACCACTCATTCATCCTCCTTATCACCATTTGGATTGGGGGCTGAACGAAAAGTATTGGTGACACTATCAAACTTCTCCTTAATCGCAGCTATAAGGAATGAATGTAGTGTGGGCTTAACTCCAAATAACAGATCAATGTTGTAGAGAAGAGTATGAGCCATTGCAAGATGTGCGGCAAACTCATCCGTCTGCTTCTTATCCCAGGACTCGTAAGGCTCAGGGAAAGTGTGCCCCTCCCTTTCTTCAGCCTCCCTTTCTTCCTCCTCAAAACCTGAAATTACATCCAAAGCATTGATTTTTCCTTCAGGAACCTCCGGCAAAACTGCCTTGTCCAGAAGATTCTCAGACATTGCTGACTGCCTTACTCCTCCATCCCTCTCGTCAAGCCTCTTCTTGATTTCGGGTGAAGAAAAGAAATCAACTGGCTCTGCCTTTTGTGCTTGTCTCTTCTTCCAGGACTTCTTCATTGCCTCAGAACGGTTCCTTCTTTTAACTGCTTCCTTCAATCCGTTTGAGATTGCCCTGGAAACGGCTTTCTTACTTTGCTTGTACCGTGTTCCATTTGCATGAGCTTCCTTGCATTGAGCTGAGTATTTAGCCCTACGCTCTTCCGACCAGGCCATCTTTGGATTGTCGGTCTTGCGTGTGTATGTACTTTTTCCCATTTGATACCTCCATAATGGAAATTGACTTATGATACTGACTACATTGCCAGTATCCACAAGACCCCTTGTTAAAGGGGGCTTGGGGGTAATGACATTGAAACGGACAATCTTACACGGTACTCGGTACTTTCACCTTACTCTGACCACCTCCACTCCCTAGCCTGGGACTGTCCGTTATTTTACTTATTTCGTTTTTCCCATGCCTCCTTATATATGTGATAGTCTCGCTCCTCATCGGTTTCTTCAATTCTTAATGATAGACCTATACCCCCCAAGGTTAGATTGACGTAGCGCAGACGCACCAGACCAAATTGCGGGATTTTGAGTAAATCCTGTTCACTCTTCTGGACAAGATCACCGATGGTTTTAATATTATTGTTTTCTAAAAGATGTCTTAAATGGAGTGGGAATTCAGACGTTTCAAAAACCCAGAGATGAAGTTTCATTATATCTATTTTGTCAACCTTTTCGTCCCACTCATTCTTTATTTCATCTTTTTCTGTCATCATGCATCCTCCTAATTTCATTTTTGCAATTTTTAGTTTACTTAAAAGTAACTCTTGAAAATCCTCAAAATCCTCAAAATCCTCAAGAGTGGTTAGTTTTTCTTTTGGCATACATCCTCCTTCATACAACCTCCTCAATTCTGTAATTTGTCATCTTAACTTTTCGTTCTAGTTTCTCTATTCTGACTTGCATTTCGTCTGTTCTTATTTTATTTAAACGACCTCCTATATCTAAACCTGTAGTAAAATCTTCCAGCTCTTTTATGCGGGAAGTGTGAGACTTAACACCTTCCAGGATTGATTCAATTCTCTCTGCATCTTCCTTTTTAACTTTAGCAAACAAATCCTGGAGTTCACTCTGTTCCCTTTCAAGAAAATCATTTATCCTTGTATCAACTTCTGAAGCAATCATTAATTTAATATCCTTCAAAAGTGCTTTTGCAATGATATTATAATCCAATTCCATTTCTTCTATCTTATTTCCCATGTTACCTCACTATTAAGGTTTAACTTGCAGCATTAATTCACTATTAAATTAACACCAACCAAAACCCTGCAAGCAAGGCTCTGGCTTATGCTAACTAATCCTCACAGTACCAGGCATCTTGTTTCTTCTTCTTCTCCTCCCTTTGTTTTTCTTCTTCTGCTTCTTCATCATTTGCCCGGAATTCTTCCTGTAATCTGTTGTATAAAGACTTATTCTCTTCTTTTAGACTCTTACAACGCTTTTCTAATGCCCTGCACTTTTCTGTCATATCATACAAGTCTAAGTCAACCTGGACATGCCTTTCAACAATGCTCTTGTATGCACTCTCCTTTCCCTGGAAGATACTATTTTTCACCTTGAGTTGACACCAGTCCAAATGCAACTTTTCAATCAAGGCGTTTGTCTGTGCCTGGTCAAGCCGAGATATTTTCTCTTTGTCCAGGCTGCCATCAGATTTATAAATTGTATCCATGTCTTCATCTTTCATACAACCCCCTCATATCTTTTTGCCCAATCAAAAAACTTGTCATTAACGTGAATGGTTTTGATCCATCCGTTACCGTCTGCAATAGCATATAATTTTCCACCAATCTTCCTGATTACTTTGTGTGCGTCACTGTCCTCTTCCAGGAAAACAAGTGGTGTGCCATCTTTGTGGTTCTGCTGGTAACTGTATTCGCTTATGCTCTGTTCCAGGTCAAACCTTTTAAGCAATTCTCTCGGTACAGCAAGCCAGGCATGAGAAGGACTCTCAAACCAGGCAGACTGTGCAAATGGGTTCCGATGTTTTGCGTTTGGATTTGTATTTTTCATACATCCCCCTCAAGTTCTGCCATTGCGATTAAGAGTTCATACCCGGAATCATCGCAAACAGTGATTTCCACCTCGTCAAACTCTTTTAATTTCTGCAGTCTTATTCCTGCCGTCCCACTTTTCCCTTTTGGCAGGTCGTGATAAAGTTCAAACTCTATCTCGTCACTTCCACTCAAGTGGGTTTCATCTTTGAAACCTGCCTTGATTAATTCTTTTTTCAGTTGCATATTCACCTCTTTTGCTTGTATGGGAAAATTCCCAGTAGTGCAGACCATCTACACTTTAGAACGCACCCTGCGGATGCGCTCCGAAGTGAAGACACCAACTAAATATATTTTTCTAGTTTAGGTTCCATAGTTGTTTGATAACCACAGTGTGGACAGTTCATTTCATAAGTAGAATGAAAATTACAATCATCCACACTAGCATAACTCCATGGTTGCCTACATTCCCCACAAGTGTAATGAAAGATGCGTTCAGTTGTGTATTTATGATTCATGTATTAACTCCTTTCTTCTTATCCTGTGTTATGGATGTCAATACATCAATAGATTGTGTTGACATCCA